GGTAAACGTCTCCCCGGGGGGTTTTGAGGGACATATTTGAATTTGAAATGTCCCCTGGGCTTTGACACGGGGCCTCCGGGGTGTCGGAGGAAGGGACGGACCTGTTCGAGGAGGTGCCGCAGGCGAAGGGGCCGCGGTATTCGCATCCGTTGCGGGTCTACGCGGAAAAGCTGTGGCCGGGCAAGGATCCGGAGAGCGGGGTGCGGACGCTGAAGCGGTGGGTCAAGAAGGGCAAGGCCTCGGGCGATGCGCCTCCTTTCGATGACTTGGGCGGGATCGCGACTTGGTATGAGCGGCATCACCGCTACGCGGTCGCACCCGAGGAGCTGAGACGCTTCGAGGTCGAGGCGGCCGAGGCCGAGGAGGAAGCGGAGGACGAGCCGGCGGAGATGCCGGTGATGACCCTTAACCTCGACGGCGACTTCACGGCCGACGAGGGCCTGCGGCAATGTCGCGCGCTGGTGCAGGCGACTTACCACCAGATGGAGACCGCCCTGGCGCAACGGCAGACCAAAGTCTACCAGTCTCTCCGGCGGGAGTGGCAGTCCTTGATCAACACCCAGCGGCAGTGGGAGAAGGACATCCTCAAGATCCAGGAGGGGAAAGGCGAGGTCCTGCGCACGCGGGTGATCAACTCCGAGCTGGTGCGCATCTTCACCGCCTCGGCGCAGTCGTTTTTCAATGCGACGCTCAAGACCTTGCAGGATCACGCCCCGCACCTGCCGGGCGATGAGCAGCGGCGCATCGCGCTCGAGAAGCGCGACGAAGTCTTCACCCACCTGCGCGGCACGCGATTCGAGACGGCATGGATCCCGGGGAACAACTGAGGGGCGGCCTGCCGGAGCGCGACTTCCTCGTCTCGCTCGCGGCCGATTGTTTCCAGCCGACGCCGACGGAACCGGCGTGGCGATGGGCGCGCGAGAATGTCTGGCTCGACGAGAAGCAATCGGCGACGCCGGGCTTCTACGATCCGGACGTGACGCCCTGGGCGAAGGAGTGGCACCTGATGCCGCTGCAGCCGGAGACGCGCGAGGTCATCATTATGAAGAGCAGCCGGTCCGGCGCGTCGGAGGCGTGGCTCAACGTCTTGAGGTGGATGCCGCTCCACTGGCCGGGCAATGCGCTCTTTGCCATCAATTCAAAAGAGAAGGCGAAGGAGGTCTCGCGCAAGCGGATCCTGACGACCCTGGCGCGGACGGCCGGCGCGCAGATGCCGGACGGACGCGACGACATCGCGACGCACCTGATCTCCCTGCGCAACATGGACATCGTCGTCTCGGGATCCGGCTCGGCGGGCCCGTTCATGGAGGCCTGGTATCGGCTGATCATCCTCGACGAAATCGAAAACCACCTGCAGGACCAGGAGACCACGACCTACGACCGCGCCCGCTCGCGGCAGGCGACGGTGCCGGATGGCAAGCTCGTGGCGATGAGCAAGCCCGAGCTGGCGGGCGGGATCATCGACCTCAACTACATCCGCGGCTCGCAGGAAAAGTGGATGGTGCCGTGCCCTCGGTGCGATCGACGGATCGAGCTGATGACTTCGTTCCTGGTCTTTTCCCACTGCAAGGATCTCGCCGCGGGATGGGATCTCTCGCGCGTCCTGACCGAGACCTACTACCAGTGTCAGCTCTGCGGCGGCCGGATCGAGGAGCGCGAAAAGCGGGCGATGGTCAACGCAGGCGAGTGGGTGCCGACCCCGACGGCCGATCGGCGAAAACCGCCGAGCGGCAACATCGTCGCGCAGGAGCCTGGCGTGAGGAGCTTCCACATCAGCGACCTCTACTCGCTTTTCCCGGCCGTCTCGTGGGGCTTCCTCGCGAAGGAATACCTGACCGCCTACGTGATTGAGCCGAACGAGTCGCGCCAGAAATATTTCCGGACGAACCACGAAGGGATCCCGTGGGAGCCGAAGGAGCAAAGCCTCGACGAGGACGCGGTGCTCGCCCTGCGGGCCGGCGTGGTCGAGGAGCGCGGCGATCGCAAGGTCGTGATCGGCGAGCCCTTCGAGCTCGTCTACGTCGATCACGAATTCCGCGTGCCGCTGCCGTTCCGGCCGCGCCTGCTGACCTTCGCGGCGGACAAGCAGGCCGATTGCCTCAAGTATTGCGTGATCGCCTGGCGAGGCGACGGCCAGGCGCACGTGATCGACGTGGGCAAATTGCGAGACGAGGAGCACCTCCTCGAGATGCGGACCCGGCCCTATTACATCGACGGCTTCGAGGAGCCGGCCTATATCTTCTCGGGGCTGGTCGATGCGGGCAACTGGACGATGGACGTCTACCGGCTCTGCCTGCAGGCGCAGGACCTCGGATGGGAGCTGCACCCTTCGAGGGGGTCCGGATGGAACTCCAATTTCCAAGGCAAGACGATCAACTACCGCCTCGACTACTGCGACCAGAGGCCGATCTACGTCCGCGAGTTTCTCGACCACCGGATCAAGAGCGACCTCTATCTCGGCAAGATCGCCAAGCGAAGCGACCCCCGCCTCTGGCTGCCCAGGAACGTGCCGCCGGAATTCTGTGCCGAGCTGCGCGCCGAGCGGCTCATCCTGCAGATGGTCAACGGTCGGCCGGTGCAGAAGTGGATCCACGACAAGGGCAAGCACGGCGCGAACGACTGGGGCGACGCACTGAAGCAACACTACGTGATTTATCAGGAGATCAAGGAAGACCTCGCCCTGCTGCCCGATCTGCCGGAGGTCGGCGAGGCGGGGTGACCCCTCCGGATTGACAGCACGCCGCTGACGATGACGGCAGACCGACAGACCATGGTGGCGGCGTTCCTGCGACAGGCGCGGCTGCAGGCCGTGCCGGCGGCGACGTGGATGGCGCGGATCCACGCCGAGGCCTTCGCGGCCGTGGCGGCCGGCGACACCTTCGTCACCTCGACCTCGATGGAGGGAGTCTCCTCGACCCTCATGCGCGACATCCCCGCCCGCGAACTGCTGGCCATTGCCGAGAATTGTCTCCAGGTGCTGGACACCGAAGCCGCCGACGAGAAGGCCGACGGCGCGAACCGCTACGCCGACTTCCACGACCGCCGCTCCGTCTGGGGCTGATTGACATGTCCCGCCGCTCTCGCCGAAAATCTCACGCCTTCCTGCCACTGTCCCCACGTGGGGACAGTCTCGCCGTGCCGAACCTGACGCCGTCGGCATCGGTGGGATCCTTCCCCGGGGCCGAGCTCTCGCGGGATCGCGGCTACGTCTACTTTCCGACGCTCGACACCGAGCGCGAGGTGGACTCGTGGAGCCGCACGGAATTGATGAAGCGGACGCGGGCCATGTATAACGGGATTGGCTTCGTTCGCGGACTGATCAACGGCATCGCCCGGATGGTCTGCGGGACCGGTCTCGCGGTGCAGCCCACGACCAGCTCGGCGGCCTGGAATCGCCGGGCGCAGGCCGTCTTCCAGGCGCGCACCGGATCGAGGCAGACCTTCCACCTTTCGCGAAAATATTCGTTCGCCTCCTCGCAGCGCGCCGTCGTCCGCGGGTGGCTCAAAGACGGCGACCTGCTCAACGTCTTCGCGCGCACCGAGACCGGCGCGCTGCGCGTCGCGCTCTACGAGGGCAATCAGATCGCGAGCGGGACGGTGGACTCGAAAGGCTGGGTCGATGGCGTCTACATGGACCGGCACCGCGGTGCCCTGGCTTACCGGATCCTGCACAACCGCCTCGACGCGGCGGACGGCCGGACGGACGTGGACGCGATGCACTGCACGCTCGTGACCGACTACGAGCGCATCGGCCAGGCACGCGGCGTGAGCTGCCTCTACCATGCGGTCGGCCGCCTCCTCGACCGGGGCGAGATCCTCGCCGCGACGACCAAGGGCATCAAGCTGGCCGCGCATCTCGGCTACGCGATCGAGACGCAGGCCGGCACGCCCGGGCCGCAGACCGGCACGATGGCCCCGCGACGTCCGCTGACGTCAGTGCAACTCCCGAACGGGAAACGCCTCACCCTCGAGCAGCTCGTCGAGAGCGGCCAGATCGAGGAGCTGCAGCCCGGTCAGTCGCTCAAGATCCTGCACGATCAACGGCCGCACCCGAACGTGGTCAACCACCTCGACGCCCTCATCCGCGACGTGTCCGTGGGCACCGGCTTTTTTCCGGAGACGCTCTGGAATGCGAGCGGCCTCGGCGGCGCGAACACCCGCTTTGTGATGGCCTCGGCGCAAAGCCGGATCGAGGAGCTGCAGGAGATCCTCGTCGAGACCTACTGCGCCCCGGTCTACCTGGCGCACATCGCCGACGCCGTGGCGACCGGCGAGCTGGACTTCCATCCCGAGTGGATGTCGCACACCTGGCTGACGCCGATGCGGCTGACGGTGGACTTCGGCCGCGACGGCAAGCTCCACATCGAGCAATACAAACAAGGTCAAATCACCCTGCGCACCCTCTACGGTTACCGCGGCGAAGACTGGCGTGTCGAGACCGACGACTACCTCGACGAGAGGGCCTATATGAAGGAGGGAGCCGCGAAGCGCGGCCTGACCATGCAGGAGGCCTACCCGCAATTTTTCGGACCCAACGCTGCCGCGCCCGCGGCCGATCCGGCGGATGATCCCGAGGACGACCCCGAAGGCGACCCGGCGCAGGATCCTGACGAAGACACCGAAGACGATCCCGCGACATGAAATACCCGCTGCTTTACCACGCCGTCTACTGCGAACCGCTTTGTGTCGATCGCGATGTTTTCCGCTCGATCCACGCGACCCTGTGGCCGCGCATCACGATGGGCCAGGGGATGGATCTCGGCGAGGCTCGTGCCGCGGAAAAGCCGACGACCAATCCCGGCACCGGCCGGCGCATGACGAAGGCCCGGCCGATGATCGACTACGAGACCGGCCGCGTCATGGATCCCCGCTTTTATTCGACGGTCGAGGGCCGGCCCGACATCGCCGTGATCCCCGTCTACGGGATCCTCGCGAAGAACGCGACGATGATCGAGGAGGCCTGCCAAGGCGTGACCGACATCAACGGCATCCAGCACGCGATCGCCCAGGCCGCCGCGGCGAAGGAGGTCAAGACGCTGATCCTCGACATGGCCACTCCGGGCGGCCAAGTCACCGGCATCCCCGAGATCGGGGCCCTGGTGCGGAGCGTGACGCAGATGCGTGGAAAGACGGTTTACGCTTTCACGGACGAGCGGTGCTGCTCGGCCGGCTATTGGATCGGGAGCCAAGCCGATGAA